AGTTGTCGGTTTCGTATATTCCATATGCCAATCCAGACAGAAAAGATTCAAGCGTAAAATATGCTTGGGAACACTTTTCTAAAACCATAAAAGACAAATAATATGAAAATTGTAAATACAGTTCTTGAACGACTCAGCGAAAACAGCACTTGGCGTGGACTTATCCTAGTTGCAACTGCCCTTGGCCTCAAGCTCGATCCAGAACTTCAGAATCAAATTCTTGCCGCTGGACTTGGAGTTATTGGCATCATTAATGTTCTTCGCAAGGGGAAATAAATGCTCGAAAAGCTAATTGCCATTGCGGAGTCGCAGGTTGGCGTTAGAGAGATTGGCGGGAATAATCGCGGAGATCAAATCCGCGAATATCAGAAAGCAACTGAGCTTGCTCCTGCCGCTTGGCCTTGGTGCGCCGCATTCATTGACTGGTGCATCAAGGAATGGCTTGAAGACTCCCAAGCTGTCAAATGGCTCAATCTTCAGCGAAGCACTCCTGAGCAGTGGCGTCCAAAGACTGCGCTTGCTTATGGATTAACTTCATGGGCTAGAAAGCGTCCAAATACTACTCGTATTTTCTCTGAAAAAGACAGAGCAAAACCGGGAGATATTGTTACATTTGATTTCTCTCATGTTGGCTTTGTTGTCAGCGACAACGGCCATTGGATAGAATGCATAGAAGGTAATACGAATGGAAAAGGCGAGAGAGATTCAGAGTCTGGTGATGGTGTTTGGAGAAAAGTAAGAAAAAAAACTCTTGTAAAAGATTTAATTCGGATTAATCCAAGCGGCTCCATCAATAAATAAATGGCAAATATAAATCATAAGTGGAAACGGATACTAGCTGTGTCCTGTAGCCATGCAAAATTCTGTGATAAGGAAGCGTGGAAGGCAGTAATGTCTTTCAGAGAAAAATACAAGCCAGATACAATTTTGCATCTAGGAGACTTCATTGATATGTCTGCGCTAATGGGGAATGGTGCTGGTTCTGGAAGTGATGGAGATGAGATAACTCCAGATATTGATACTGGATTAATGCACTTGCGAGAACTGATGGCTGGATGCAAAGACCCATACATCCTTTGTGGCAACCATGAAGATCGTGCTTGGAAGCTCACAAATAGCAAGAATGCTGTAACACAATATTGCGCTCACAAGATTGTTTGTGCGATTGAAGACACATCAAAAAAACTAAAAGCTCGCCTCATTCCATATTCTGGAATCGAACAAATTGTTGATATTTCCGATATGGGTTTTACTCACGGAACTTGCTTCGGAGAATCAGCCGCTAGAGACATGGCAGAGCAGTATTGCGACAGGAATAGGCGAAAGATAATCATGGGACATACCCATCGTGTAGCCATTCAGAATGCCAGAACATATCATGGTGGAACTTGCTATAATATCGGAACATTGACTGCTCGCGGTGCATTAGAATATGCAAAAAATCGCAGAAGCACATTCAGTTGGTGTCAAGGATGGTTGTGGGGTGAGTATTGCGAATCATTGCATCAGTCATCCCTGCAAATTACACAACGAGCAAAAGGAGATGTGTGGAGGTTGCCAATATGACACCAAATGATTTTCTAAAAATCATCCAGCAAGAATCTATGCCATTGGATAAGATTCCTGATGGCTGGTATTCCGCTATTGAATTAACAAAAATGTGGGGAGTGACTATAAGTAATGTCCAGAAGAAAATTAAAACTGGAAAAGAACTTGGATATGTTACAGAGAAGAAGTTCTTGATTAAAAGAGATCGCATAATGAGGATTCCTCACTACAAATTCCATGAAAAAGAAAATAATCAAAAAGACAATCAACGGAAAGTCATGGAAGATACGATTGGGTCACGCAGGAAAGACAAACGGAGTCGATAACGACGGAATCTGTGACTACTCAAGTAGAACTATTTTCATCAATCCGAAATGCGAAAGGTCAATGTTAAATGTTCTATGCCATGAATTGCTTCATGCGAGGTTTCCCGACCTTGAGGAAGAAGCAGTCGAAGACATGGGTACGCTTCTGGCGGAGAGTTACGAAGAAATGGAACAAATTTCTTGATATGTTTTGACAAAGTAATTTCAAACAATTAAATCAAAGAAATTATGTCCTGCAATTGCAATAATTCTACCTATGTCAGCACTTGCTGCCCTGACACGCCATATCCGCAGGTTTCTCCTGAATCGGTTCCTTCGTTAATTTCCAACCTTGTAAACGCTCTTTACGGAGAAATCACTAAATCAGTCGAGAATGGACGAGTAGTTTGGAATGTTCCTTGCGACCCGAACAATACTGCCGAGATTGATGGATTCCAAAGGTTGCCAGACGAAGGCTTGCTTTGCTACATTCTTCGTTACTTTAATGCTTTTCCAGATATTAATGATGTAGTCACTATTTCTGGCAATCAAACTATTACGGGTCAGAAAACATTTAACTGGATTAAACTTCCTGTAGGAACAACAGCAACTCGTCCAACGGGTCAAACGGGTCTTGTTCGTTTCAACACAGACCGCAATCAATTTGAAGGATACAACAATACAACTTGGTCTGGTATCGGAGATCAACCTGTTGGTGGTGGAGTAAATCGTGTTTTCTTTGAAAATGATATTGCAATGACGGATAATTACACTATTACTTCTGGCAAGAACGCCATGTCCGCAGGGCCAATCACAGTAAACTCTGGAGTTGTATTGACAATCCCAGCAGGAAGCGTTTACACAATCGTATAATATTATGTCACTAATTCTCAACGGAACATCTGGACTATTTGGCAATGTAACTGGAGGAGACATTTCTGGTAATTTTATTATAAATGCTGCAAATCTCCAAGATGGATCAGTAACAGAGTCTAAAATTGCAAGCAACGCAGTAACTGAATCTAAAATTGCACCTATTACGGCTACTGATAGCACGACTGCTCGTTCATTGGCAAATAGGTTTGCTGATGTTGTGAATGTATTGGATTTTGGTGCTGATCCTACTGGAGCAATAAATACCACTTCACAGATAAATGCTGCAATCAATTACGGAATTCAAAACAATAAAACAGTTTATATTCCATCTGGAACATATCAATTCGATGGATATACAAACACATCAACAAATGCATTTGAAGTTAGCATAATTGGAGATGACGGGAATGAGCCAACATTGATTGCTAATTCAGCAGCAGCAAATGCTGGCCTAACAATGTTTAGTTTTCCTGATATAAGGTATTCAAATGTAACAGGATTAACATTGTCTGGAGATGTAAATGTTGGTCAATCTGTTTTTACATTAACTAGTGTCGCAGGGCTTTCTGTTGGAATGGTTATACAGATTTCAACTAGCAGAGAATGGTATAATGGTTCTAGGTATGATGCCCTAACGGGAATTGGAAAATTCTGTGGAGAAATCCATAAAATTGTGGGGATTGTAGGAAATAAAGTGTATATTGAAGATTATACAAGAGATGTATATTCACCAGCAGATACATCTTATGATATAGTAATAAGAGCATGGAACCCATGCAAGGTTACTATTAAAAATATCAATCTCGAAAGTCCATATCCCCCAGCAGGAACAACATCTGTTGGAATTCAGATTCAACAATCTGTTAATTCTATTGTAGAGAATGTAAAACTTAAAGGATTTACGCAGCGTTGCATCAGCGACAAATTAACCATTAATTCAAAATATACGAATATCATATTTGAGCAGACGGCATCTATGCCAAATAGCGGAGTCAATGGATATGGACTAGCAACAGATGGGTCTCTTGGCTTGCTTTTGGATGGGCTAAAATCAAATGGTCAACGCAGGTCTTTTGATGCAGATTGCATTGATGGGGTTCCATCAAATGGAAGTGCGCCTTGGGTATATCCGGGAATCAATGGCCCTGCTCGTGATTGGCAAGTAACAAACTTTGTTGTAAATGGTGGTGGAGCTTGGCTTCCAAGCGATTTAAATCCATCTGCATTTAGTTTCGGAATTGGAATGCATGGAGGTTCTGAAAATGGAATTATCAGTAACGGATATATCACCGATTGCACTACGGGAATCAATTGCCGTGGAAGGAACACAACTATTGATAATGTTGTATTTAGTGGGCCATTTACAACAGTAATAAATATCTACGAGGATGCTGCTGGATTGACAGTTCAAAACTGCACATACGATTCATTGGCATATCCAAATAAAAATAATCTAGATGTTTATAGCATTACAGTAACCAACGGAGGAAGTGGATATGCAACTGCTCCAAATGTAGTTATTTCACCTCCAGCATCTGGAGTTACTGCAACAGCTACTGCAACGATTGCAGCAGGTGCAGTAACTGCAATAACAGTAAATCTTAATGGTAGTGGATACACGGAACCTCCATCAATTTCATTCACAGGAGGAGGTGGTTCTGGAGCAGTAGCAATACCTGTAATGGATTTTGTAACTCCAGCTTCTGGATGCGATACATTTGTTGCATTTGGAATAAATAGTTTAGATGGATTCGTAAACTATGACATTCCTATTGTAATCCAAAATAATATAGTTAAAGGAGTTATTAATAGATTTGTTTACATATTCCCAGAGACATCAAACACTTTCGCTGAAAATATTATTATAAAAGACAACAGAATTGAAACTATTGCAAGAAATGGCGGAACTTGTATTGTATTTGATACTGCTGGAACTGTGGATTTAAATACTGCTCAAATTGTAAATAACAATGTCAAATTAATTACTGGAAATGTTATAGAATATGATCCAAGTCTTAATCTAGGCGTTAGAAAAACAACCTATCCTGATGTAAATGTATTTATTGATAATGCTTATTTTTTAGCGATAGAAGATAACCAAGTTGCAAAAATACCCAAAATAATTCGATCTGGTGATAGGCTTCTTGCAAGTATTAATGTTAGAAATAATGCAGCAACGATCATCCAAATAGTTCCATCATCCACATCATTCACAATATTGGCTGGATCATCTACTGGGATTGCTGTAAACGCAAATGGAGCATCATTAAATGGAACAACTGGAATTTTAGGAAATGTTACATTTGGACTATTAAATGGTGATTTATGGATTGAAAATAGAACTGGATCACCAAAAGATTACAGGATACAAGTAATTGGTTAAAAAAACTAAATAAACATGAGCGCAAACATTAAAGCATCACTATGAGTCTCATCAAAGCAAACGCAGTCCAGATCGGACAATCACCTACAGCAACGCAGAACTTCACGCTGGCAGTGCCATCGTCACCAGACGGCACGATTAAGCTGGCACGGGGCAATGCTGGAGCAACTACGCAGGATGTGATTAGTGTAGATGCAAGCGGGAATGTGTCGTTTGCTGGAACAATCCCATCTGGCAATATCAGTAACTCGACTGCGATTGCTACTGGCAGCACAACTGCTCGTTCGCTGGCTAATCGCTTTGCTGATGTGGTGAATGTGCTGGACTTTGGTGCGGTTGGTGATGGGGTTTCGGATGATACTGCTGCGATTCAAGCTGCTGTCAACACGGGTAAAAATGTTTACTTTCCATCTTGCAAGTATCGCACCACATCTACAATTACAATATCAACGAGAGGTCAAGGATTCTTTGGTGATGGTGGAAGTATTGGTGGGAAAGGTGATATTACTACAAATAACTATGGATCAATAATCCAACTTGATATTCTTAATACCGATCCAGCAACTGCAATTTTTCTTATTACCGAAAGCCAAGTAACATTTAATTGTTTAAAGTTTCGAGGTGATTCAGGAAATACAAATGACATTGGATTGTTGTTTCAAAAAATCACAAATACAGATGACATGGATGGATATGTCTATGATTGTGAATTTTATGAATTATTTAGCCCAATTTATTTTTATGGCCGCGCTCTCCATGCAGATAAAAATGTTTTTTCATCTTTGAATGGTGGCGATTCGATTACTCTTGATTGGCCTGCGAGCGGAACATCAGGAGGAGATTTGCAGCAAGGTAATGAATATAAGGGAAGGGCGCAAAGGATAACAAATAACAGATTTCATGGGGGCAACTATGCTGTTACTGTTAAAAACTATATTCAAAGATCGCCAATTTATTCAAATAACTGCATTGATATTGGACAAGGATTTATTGAGGTAGAAGGAACAGCAGGAATGAGCGGTGCAATTATTGACGGGAATGTTGCCGACTTGTGCAGTTCAGTTCCAATTTCATTTCGCCCTCTTTCGACTTCTGAAAATCTTGTAATATCAAACAATAAACTCGGTGGAGCAATTGCCGGAATAGTAGATGGAAGTAATATGCGTCCATTTACATCAATTAGATTTGATGGTCTTTCCAAATTGGAAAATACATTGATTTCTGGAAATACAATTTGCGGAACATCTGCTGGGGCTATTGCTGTATTAAATGATTCATCAAGTCCAGTTGTTAATCCTATAAATTTTGTTATAACAAATAATTTAATTGATTCGGTGGGATTGGATGGAACAGCTAATAGGTGGGCATTTATTTCAGTATATGATATAAGTGGATTTATTTTTACTAATAATACAGTTTCAAATCTTGGTGCTACAGTTGTTTCTGTAATTAGGTCGTCTTCTAATACATTTACAAATGTCATTGTTAAAAATAATATTTGGGATCAAACCATTCCTCTATTCACGCTAACCTCTTTTACTACTCCATTTGAAATAGATCACAAGATGGGTGGTTATGGAATAAATACAAGCGGCTCATTTGTTCTTGGAAATCAAGGTGCATACTCATCTTCACTACCATTTACATTAAATAGAACAACATCTACAGGTGGTCTTGGAACGAGATATAGCAACTCTCTTGGGTATGTTGATATTTTCTCTGTTCCTACAGGTGTTGGCGAGGGATCATTTACTCCCGGTTCAGACAATCTTGTATCACTTGGAAGTGGATCATTTCGTTGGTCACAACTTTTTGCAGGGACTAATGTAATTAACACTTCGGACGAGCGAGAAAAACAAGATATTGAAAATCTAAATGAGGCTGAAAAAAGAGTTGCTATTTCATTAAAATCAATTGTTAAAAAGTTCCGTTTCAAAGATGCAGTTTCTGCAAAAGGGGAGGATGCCCGAATCCATATTGGCGTTATTGCACAAGAAGTTGTATCGGCATTTGAATCAGAAGAACTTGACGCTACTAAATATGGATTGCTATGCTATGATGAGTGGGACGAACAGCCAGAAGAAAAAGATTCTGATGGAAATGTAATTCAACAATATCGACCAGCTGGCAACAGATACGGGATTAGATACGATCAACTTTTAGCATTTATCATTTCAGCAATTTAATTTATGAGCGCAAACATTAAAGCATCAGTAGACGGAACACAGGCAATAATCGGGGTAGGTGGAGTAGACCAGATGACTGTGAGCAACGCTGGCGTAGTCACAGCAAATAGCTTTGTAGGGGCAATCAGCAATACCAATGTCACGGCAACTGGATCGACTACGGCAAGGACATTGGCAAACAGGTTTGCTGATGTGGTCAATGTGAAGGACTTCGGTGCGGTGGGTGATGGGGTAGCGGATGATACTGCTGCGATTCAAGCGGCTTTGGATTCTAATAAAACAGTATTGTTCCCAGCAGGTAAATATCGAGTTACATCGTCACTTATTATTTCACCAAACAGAAATAGAAATGCAGGTATTATAGGTTGTGAATTTCCAACAAATTATCCATATACATCGCAATCTGGTGGGCCAACATGGGATGGGAAAAAAGAATGTATTTTGTTTTATGATGGGCCAATGTCCACCACAACAGCAGTATTGCTTGTATCTCTTACATCTATTGGAGTTCAAAATCCACAAACTTTTGACTCTGTAGTTTTTGGATTAAAATTAGAAAACATCGTAATTGATGGAAATAATAAAGCTGGATTTGGAGTTTATGCAATAAGATTGTCTGAACCTGTAATCAAAAATATAGTAATTACAAATACTACAAAACACGCATTTTATTTAGATGGAACTTATAGCGGTGTTTATGAAAAAATAAGTGCATTTAAAAATCAAGGTTGCGGAATTTCTATAGGAAGGGGAACATTAGATTATTCATGGACTGGTGGAAATAAAGTTAACGCATTAACAATTTCTGATCTATATGCAAACGCAAATGGATCAGATAAAGCATTTAATGAAACAACAAATCCATTATGGGGATATGGAATTGGACTATGGTTTCATAGAGGAAATACATTACTTTCTTATACATCTGAAAATAATGATGGTGTAGGAGTTGTATTGAGTCCAACATCATCTACAAATTATATTGCATCTGGATATTCAGAATTAAGTAATTCTTTAATTATTTCTGGAACAAATGCAATAACGGATGGAAGGGCTACCAGAAAATGGGGATGTTGGTTTAATGGGGATTCTGTTGATTCTTTAAACATGAGACTCTGTAATACCTATATGGCAGCAGAGGGAATTAGAATTACAGGAACACAACCATCAGTTGGAAGAACTGAAGGTGGATTTTCATTGGAAAGTATTACTGGGGCAAATTATTTACTTTCAGATTGGGGAAACTATCGACTTATTAATTGTGCCGTAGAAATATACAATAGCATTTCAGCAAATTATCCAGTTGGAGCTATTGTTGCAAATGGAGGAATAAAGTTTAATGCAAGTGATTCTGCACTTTCATTTTATAATGAAAATACATTTACCCCATCACTTGAAGGTGTAACTATAAGCGGAACAGGTTGGGCATACGGACTTCAAACTGGGTCTTACACAAGAATAGGGAATCGTTGTTTTTTTACTGGAAGAATAAATTTAAGTGCTGTTTCTCTTGATGCTACTGGGCAGATAGCAATTTCTGGATTGCCATTTACAATTAAAAATGGGAATGAATTCCAAGGCGTTGTTCAATGTCTTACATCCAATATGACAACATCCATTGTTTCAATGGAAGGTTCGCTTGATTTAAATACAAATAGAATCAGGCTTAATAAAAGAACAGTAGCTTCAGCAAGTCCAAGCACAGTTTCTTTAGGTGATCTTTCCGCAACAACATCAATTATATTTACTGGTCAGTATGTCATTGCATGAAAAACTACATTAACATCCATTACATGACAACCGAACAAGCTAAAGAAATCCTTGCTAAAAATAAAGTGACCAAGGAAGAATACGAACAAGCCCAAAAAGAAGGTCGGATTACACAATATTAATGAAAAACTATATCAACATCTCTCATATCTTAATCTGCCTTGCGTTCCAAGGAATCGGATATGCTCTGACAAAGAATCCATTTATCGGAGCTATTGCAGGGATATTCTTCTTTGCTGGCAGGGAGATTGCTCAAGCCGAGTATAAGAATATTGAAGCATCTCCAAGCAAGTTAAGGAAAGATATGAGTGTGTTTGGTGGGTTCAATCCAAAATACTGGACGCTTAAAGCACTACTTGCAGACTTGACAATCCCATCTGTAATCGTAATAACTATTGCCTTTATTCTTAAATATGCCATACACATCTAAAAAAGTAAGTTTGCCAGAGGGTTTTGTTGACCTTGGCGAAGAAATGAAGCCAGCGATGGCTATTGAAATTGAGCGTGAACCATCTTCTGTTCACTATCCTTCTCTCTATTTTAGCAATGCTAAAGAGTTGATGGATTTCCCCAAAGAGGGAACTGCTGTCATTCATTTCAAGAAAGTCATGGAGAAGAAAGAGACTATTATGCGCGATGGCGAAGAGAAGAAATGCTATTGCGTAGAACTTGAAATCCACGGCATCAAATCCAATGGCAAATCCAAGATGGAGCCAATGATGGAAGAAGAAGAGGATGATGAAGACGCTATCGAAAAAGGCTTGAAAGAAGCCGAGGGCGAAGAAGAAAACGAAGAAGAATACGAAGATTAATTTTATGGCTAAGAAAAACGAAATGCTCACTGAAGCTCCAACACCAACACCAGAAGCGATGCCGGGGGAAATGGCCGCACCAACTCCTGACATGGCTCCTCCTGCTGGTGGCAAGGTTATGGTTCAAATGCCATCTGATGCTTTTGATTCCATCTACACCCTTGTTAGCCAACTCCAGTCTGGTCTTGAAACACTCAAGGCAGAGGTTGACGCTCAAAAGGGTGGTGAAGCCGCTGCTGTTGCCGAAGAAATGGCTCCAGAGGCTGTTGCAACCGCTGAAGACGAAGAGTTTCTTAAATCACTTGCGGCAGAAGGTTCGATGCGATAATGTCGCGCCATGTTTGTCTCGCAAATCTTTGAGGAATGTGCTGAAATTCTAGGAACGACTGACGAAAGTAAAATCTTTCGTAAAATTCAGCAGGCGGTAGCGACCTTGATGGAGTCTGGTCACTGGACTCACTCTGTCGCTGATGTTGATGTATGCACAGGCTGGGATCGTTGTTCTATCACGCTTCCTCGAAACATTGATGTTCCTCTTGCAGTCAACATTGATGGCTCTCCGACATACTTCCGCAATCGTTTATTTCAATACCATGTAAACAAAGGCGGAATGTTTAATTCCGTTGAATGGGCATGGGATGATCGCGGATATGTCGCGACACTCATGGACATCATCCAGCCTTCACAGCTTGTCGCTGTCGCAGAGTTGGAGAATGATGTTGGCAAGACGATTCGCGTTCTTGGAAACGATCAGAACAATCGCACACTTCGCTCGCAACTTGCGAATGGAACTGGTGTTGATGGCTTGCTTGTTCCAATTCACTCGCAAAGTGATTTTGCTTATGGAACGATTGCTCCAGATGATGCTACTGTAAAGACCCGTAGCGTTGCTATTACGCCAATCAATCTGTTTACTAGCACAGCGGCGCACGGACTATCATCTGGTCAAGGAATGAGCGTTACTGCGACATCTGGAACGATTCCTGTAGCATTGGAGAATGGTCAGACATATTACATTGGAGTTATTGATGCTTTCACAATCCAGCTTTTCAATGATCCTCTGAATGCTCAAGCGTTGCAATATCCAATCAACTTGCAGAGCATCGTTATTCCAAATAGCCTTGATTTTAAAGATAGCCGTGAATCACAGGTTATAACTGCACTTGAGCTTTCTTCTGCTCCAGCATTCACGCTTGATACTGCTAATCAAATCACATTCCCCGCTGGTCAATCACTTCCTGCTCCGCTTAATCCTGAAACTACATACTACGCAAATGCCGAAGACTCGACGCATTTGACTGTATTTGAAACCTCAGATGATGCCAAAAAGAATATCAATCCAGTTTACACGACTGGAACGACTGGGCCTGTTCCTCCAGCACCCGGAACGCTAGAAGTAGATATTCGCAAAAAGATTGATCCGCAAACTACTCTGACTTTCTCTGTTCGTCACTACTACAATGACGGAGATCAAGTCCAAGCATTTACTGCATCTGGAAATCTTCCAAAGCCTCTTATTGCGAATCAAAACTATTTCGTTAATGTCATTGATCCATTTAGTATTTCGCTTCACGAAAATCAAGCTGATGCGATTGCTTCGACACCAACAAGCCTTGTAAATCCAATTGTTATTAAAGACTCTGGTAGTGGAACGAACTCTATTGTTAAGCTGATTGCAGCTACTGCTACGACTGGAACATCGTCTCAAATCACCGCACCGGGACTTAACATCCCAACCCCCTCTGGTTCTGGAGCTAATTTTCAAGCTGTTGTCGTTGGCTCTGTAACTGAAATAAACATTACTGCCTCTGGAGGTGGATATACCGCGACTCCTAATATAGCATTTTCTGCTCCCCCGACGCCACCAGTTGGAAGCCCTATTACTCCACTGACTGCAACTGGATATGCCGTTCGCAATACTGTAAATAATACTATTTCTGGAATTGTAATCACGAATCCGGGCCTTGGATATTCAACTTCGCCCTTGATTACAATTGATCCGCCCCCTATAAATCCATCAATTTCAATAACAAGTCTAACATCATCTGCAACTACAGCTACTTGCACAACTTTTAATCCACATGGCTTTACAAGTGGAAATGAAGTTACTATTTCTGGAGCTACACCAACTGGATACAATGGAACATATATTGTAAATGTCACTGGCTCCAATACATTTACATATACCTTAAATGCTTCAGTTGGATATGATAAATCAATATCATCTCTCGTAAGCGGGAAGGCAGTTACCTCAATAACCCATGTAACAACTACTGCTACAGTAAATTGTACAAGTCATGGATTTACTAATGGGCAAAGCGTTATAATTGTTGGAGCAAACCAATCCCAATATAACGGAACATTTACAATTGTTTATGTAAATCCAAATCAATTTACATACACAATGGCAAGCGATCCCGGTGTTGATGCAACTGGATCAATAACAGCATCTGCAAGCTCTGGAACAACTGCTACTGCAACAACATCAACTCCGCATGGCTTTTCTAATGGTCAGAGTGTTCTTATTAGCGGGGCAACCCCACCAGCATACAATAAACAAGCTATTATTTCTAATGTCACGGCAAGCACATTTGATTATTCTGTTGATGGAGGTCTTCTGAGTCCAGCAACTGGAACAATTAATGTTTTTTCTACTCCCGCAACTGGAACAATGACTTGTGCGTTGAAGGCTGGAAGTCAAGCCGTAGCAACCGCAAATATAACAACATCATTTCTATCACATTTCACTCTTATTTCTGGAGGTTCTGGATATACCGAAGCACCTCAAGTTAAAATTACTGGAGGAAACGGAAGTGGCGCAACTGCAACTGCAACAGTAAGTGCAGGAGTTGTTACTGGTCTTAATCTAATAACATCTGGAACTGGATATACATCTGTTCCAACAGTCGCCATCTCGCCATCGACTGGTGTATTTATTAGCTTTACTTCTACTGGATCATTGCCATCACCATTGGTTTCTGGAGTAGCATATCGCGCAGAAGCCCCACTTAACACTTCTACTGGTAACTTTACAGTAAAAGGCGCAGACTTCAATGATGTAAATATTACTTCATCTGGCACTGGGACATTGTATGTATCATTGTCCCGTTCATTTAGCGTGACATTCAACAACAATTGGGAGAGTGATTTTACTAATCTCGTTACTGGACAAGAATTGTATTTTGGAACTGATTATCTGCTTCCAAATACATCTCCATCTATTGATAATGGAGTAACTCCATTTTATCTAAATAAGATCAACAACACGACTGGTAAGATTTACAATAGTTTAGTCAACGCCAATGCTGGAGGAGTAACTGGTCTTATCACGATTACCTCATTCGGTTCTGGTCAGTCTTACTATGCTCTTAGGAAATCATTCCGTTCCTTGCCATTTGGAAATCTAATTACTCCATCTGAAATTGTATTCTTGAGCGAAGATCAAATTGTTCGATTCTCCACGACGAACACGCTTCCTGCTCCTCTTGTTTCTGGAACCGACTATACCATCAAACTATTTGGTAATTCAATCAAGGTTTACTTGGGTGGAATCTTGCAGGTATTGACAACTCCGGGGACTGGTCAGTTAAGCCTAGACATTCTTCGCACATTCAATGTCCCTTCATCTACGAGCATTGACGCTGACCAAGCTCATTTCAATACTGGTGATGCCGTTGTTCCTCGCGCTAAAGAAGGCGATGTATTGCCAACTGGATTGACTGCTGGAACGACATACTACGCTCGCAGGCTAGATAATAATTCGTTTGAGCTTTACGATACACTTGCTCAAGCAAGAAATACATCGTCTACTACTGGTCGCAAGACATACACGACAACTGGCGAGACTGTAGAATCAACATTCTTTGTTGACTCTGTAACATTGCCAACATTCGTGAAGTCAGTTTCTCAAATCGACAAGCCAATTACTGAAGGCTATGTGTCGCTTTATGCTTACGATTATGGCCGTAGCAATGACATGACTCTAATTGGTCAATATCATCCATCTGAAGTTAATCCTCAATACCGCAGGATTCGCATTGGTAAGCCTTGTGCGTGGGCTAGGATTTCTTATCGCATCCAGACTCCAAGTATCACCAGCATCTATGACTTTATTCCGCTAGAGCAAGAGCGAGCAATTATCACTGCTGTTCACGCTTGCGATTTGGAAGATAAAGATTTCGCTGATCAATCGGCTCGCTACTGGCAGATTGCTTTTGCTTATCTAAAGAATCAGCAAGAGAGTATTGATGGTCATGCAATGTCAGTCCCGCAGATCAATGCGATCACATACGGAGATACGACTGATCCAGTAATGTTCTAATGAAAAGCGCACAGATAACTTCAGGAAGAGAAGTAAAAGTTTCTTCTGGGTGGATTCTTGGTGTCAACTCAATAAGAAATCCGTGGGCATTGCCAGACAACCAGATTAAGTGGGCAGTAAATTGTTCTGTTCGTGGTGGAGTTGTTCAAACTAGGCCGGGATACTCAATGCGTCTCTCGCTTCCTCCGGGAAATTTCCAAGGAGGAATCTTTTTCTCATCAAACAAGCAAGCAAGTGCATCAGATACTGTGATCCAAAATGGAGTCACGAAAACTATTCCAGCGCAAATCTACAATCCAGATGGAACAACATCTGTTGCTGATGAATTGCCGTTTGTAGTGTTCGCAGTTAATGGAAATGTTTACTACTCGCCATTCCCATTGACTCAACCGAAAAACTGGGAAGATTATCGACTCAAAAATATCAAGCTAGACCCAAGTGTTGACCAGTTTGTTTTCACTCTAGCAACGCAAACCGCAAAGGTATCAACTGGTGGTGATGTAACAGTAACTCCATCTCATCGTATCGTTGTAATCCAAGATGGCATTTCTACTCCTGCATACTGGGATGGGTCAAATCAGACTGGCATCCAGACAACTTCAATTCCTGTTGGATATTGGATGTCATTTAGTGGAAATCGACTTTGGGTTGCATCAAAGAACATCGTTCTAGCATCTGATTTAGGCGATCCAACTTCATTCACGGAAAGACTGACTGGAACTGGCCGTGGTGACTTTGCATTTGCTCGCGTTGTTACTGGAATGACGAATTACATTGGTCAGGATAACGACACAAAACTGATTGTATTCACTGATCGTGCGACATACTCACTGGCAAGTGGAATCTACGATAGAACTCAATGGGTAACTACTGCAAATTTCCAAACGACATTGTATCCGACGATTGGCTGCGTTGCTGGCAAATCTATTTCGTTTCAAGCTGGACAAATGTGGTGGTATTCCCAAGGCGGACTAATATCTGCTGACATTGCGGCGTCAGTCTATGTTACATCGGAGTCGCTTTATCGAGATGTTGAGATGGCTCGCATCAAAGCATACATGGCTGGAGATACATCAAAGATTTGCGCGATGTCGTTTGAGAACTACTTGCTATATTCCGTCCCTTACTTGGAGCCATGTAATTCAGCAACGATGGTTCTTGATTACGCTGCCGCCGCTGAGTGGTCATCGCAACGCATCCCAGCATGGTGTGGCGTATGGACTGGAACAAGGCCCGTAGAGTGGATTTCTGGCGTTGTAAATGGCGCACCTCGTTGTTTCCATTTCTCTGTTGATTACGCTGCAACAAATGATGGTTCTTACAATCATCTTTGGGAAGCATTCATGTCTAATCGCGCAGATACATATTTCGATATTGATGTCGATGGTGGAATCACAGAAAAAGTAAATCGCATCTACGCACAGATGGAGACTGGACTTCTTGGTGATGGTCTTGATTTCAAGCAATTCCAGTATGGTGAAATTGAGGCTTGCGAAATTGGCGGAACTGTGGATGCGCGAGTTTCGTATCGCGGTTCAAAAGGCTTCTACCAAAACATTCTTGATACTCGATTGCTGGCGGTAACTTCAGATTACCAGTGGGTGAATAGCGACTACGCTAAAGAGATTGCCGAACTTGGATTCTTAAACACGCAATATCGTAGGTTGATTACTGAAAATAGTCAGCGCAGACAATCGGCCATTACTTGCGAGTCCAGCCTTACAAACGACATTGACAAAGCATTCTCTGTGCTAATCGAGTGGTGTGGCGAAATGGGCATTGAATCATTGCGTGTATTCCTTGATCCTTGGAGCGAGCGCAGCACTGGCGTTCCTCAAGCTCCAGAGACTAAATCATGTGTTACAGCACAAGATGGAACTAGCATTGAAATTGACTTGCTTCCTAGCCCGTATGAGCAAGCAGACACTACGCAAAGGTCTTGGTGGGCCAAAGAATTTAGGACTGCGACTCTTTCATGCACGATTGATCCCACAAAGTCTATTTCTGCTACCGCATCGGCAAGCTACTTGTCTGGCATTTCACAGATTGACGCAAAGAATCAAGCTGGTGAATTAGCTCAAAATGCCGCCAACCAAGCCGCGCAACAATACCTCGCACAGAATCCCTGCTGATATATGCCATCTATCACAACAGCCTCAAAGCAAGTAACAGATTTCCCGTTTCGATACATCTCGCCATTCAAGGATGATCCTGTTGTGCCGCTGTATTCTTCTGTTCCTTTATTCTCTCCTCAAGCTGGATGTTTGCCATGTGCCGCTTGCGGAAACTATGCAGACCGCAAAAAAATCATTGCACAACAAGCAAACCGATTTAAAGATTACATCCCTAATGAAATTGCAGGGAACAATCCTAAGGCCGGATTCAATTAATAAATATGAAAACCAGAATCGACTATCGACTCGTTCCTAAAGGATCATTTGAATTTGGAAATTTACAAGACTTCGCTGAATCGTTTGACCACAAAATTGTCGAACATCCTAACATCAATATTTACGCTCATTATCGGAATGGTGAGTTGTTTGGCTATTCTGACCATGTTTTCATTCCTACTGTCTATCCAGCTTTTCACCCGAATCATACTAGGCCGCAGGATGTAATCCAAGTTATGAGCGATTGGAGGGCACACGCTCAACTTTCTGGAGGGCTTGGATATATTGGCGTTCCTCTTATTGATGATCGACCAAAATTTACTAATGATGTTATGGGTAAATTGGGATTGACTAAGATGAATAGAGAGATTTATAGTTACGATTCATTGACTTAAAAATGGGTGGAGCAAAAACAGTAGACGCAAACAAGTATATCTCTAAACGCGATCCATCGCGTGATATTGCTCTTGCCATGATGATGCAGCAAGCTCAACAACGTCAAATGGCTAACCAAGCACAAATGCTTCAGCAATATGCTGGCATGGCTCCAGAGCAACAGATGTATGATGCTTCTCAGCAATCTCGTCGTGCCGCTGAACTTGGATTGCAAAACATTTATAGGCAACGAGAATTGGAACGCATTACCAATCCTCAAGAAGCGGCAATGCGACTTGCTCAATCTCAGCAGATTGAAGACCTTACAGCACAACAAAATGCTGATCAGTATATGCGAGAGTATATGCGGACACAAGGTCTTCCAACGCAATACGAGACTGGACTTGGAGATTCTACTATTGGTCGTGCCGCAATGTATGATCGTGCGCTTGCCGCTAAACAGGCATACGAACAAAATCTATCCGCGCAACGCCAAGCATATCTTGCCTCAACGCAAGCTCCAACTGGCGGCATTTCACCAGAGACATCTATTGCCGCAAAGCAAGCTGCTGAAGCTCAAAATATCGCCGCGCAAGAGGCATATAAGCAAGGAATGTTTGGATCGGTTGCTGGATTTGGTCAAACTGGGTATGAGTCTGCGATGAATCAATTTGGCAACCTTGCTAGAGCGCAACAAGCTCAACAACAATCTCAACAAGCATACCAGCAAGCCATGCTTCAAAACCAAGCTCAAAATCAAGCATCTAAAAATGCAATGACCGGAGCTTATATCCAAGCTGGAGGGAATATTGCATCCTCTGCTATTGGAGCGTATGGTCAAATGGGTGGCGGTGCTGGCGGATCATCCATTACTGGATACGGAGGACAGCAATATGTCCCAAGAACATCTGCAACTGGCGGTCAATATTATACTCTAGCAGGAGCATAAAATTTATGGGTGGATCAACTTCTAGTCCTAAAATACCAAAACCTGATGACACATCTATGTATGCTTTGCTTGCTGCAAAGCAAGGCATCGGGGGTCAGTATTTGCAGTCGCAAGGTGAACTTGTAAAAGCATATGCTGCACTCCCTCCAAAAACTCAAACCTTTGATGCTGGCAGGACATCTAAAGAAGCTGCTGAATTTGGACTTGAAAACATCACTCGTTCTCGTGAACTTGAGGCTTTAACTGATCCAGAGGCTGCAAGAATGCGGAGCCAGATGGGTGGAAGGGTTGCGGAGCTATCTGATATTACAGCTACTCAGCGAAGCATGGATGAGTTTGCTAAAAAGCAAGGATTGACCTCTGGATATACAACGGGGCTTGGCGGGACGATTGGTCGCGCTGCGATCTATGATGCTGGAACTGAAGCTGGACGACAAGCTCGACTGCGAAATCTGGCACTTCAACAGGGATATTTGGCGCAAACTCCAGCACCTATCGGAGGGCTTGATCCAGCTACTGCTATTCAAGCTGAGATGGCGGCTAAGTCAGCAAATCTTCAGGCAATGCAACAATACCAGCAAAATGTTCTTGCGAGCGGACAAAGATTGCAACAATCTACCTCTGATTTTATCAATCAAAATCTTGGTGAACTTGCACAAGCCAATCAAGTATCTCAACAGAACAAGCAGAACTACGAACAAGCAATGTATAACAATGCTGTTCAGAATGCAGCTTCTCAAAACGCAATGACTGGACAGATGATTGGCGCGGGAGGCGCAGTAGCTGGGGCGGCTATAGGAGCGGCAATTATTATTTAATGAGACATCACCTAATAAATAAAACAATAAATAGAATAAAAGAGTGGAACAAAAGATGGCCTAGATCAGTAGTATTATGGAGTGGAGGTAAAGACTCTACTGCATTGCTTCATTTGATCCGATATGGAGCAGAGATTGATATTCCTGTTGTTCAGTATCGTCAGCCAAAATTCCGTGAGCGATATGCCTATTCTGATCGTTTAATCAAGGAATGGGACTTGGAGGTATATGAGTATCCGCCGATGAAGGTTTCACTCGCAGATGGCCCAGATGTCAATACTGGCGAGGTTCGCTTCGATATGCTTCATTACTTCCAATGGGGTAAAAATTGCGTAGTCTTATCTTTGGGAACAGAGACTCCAAAGTCAGATGAAAGGTTCTTGTGTGGCGTTGATGACTTCCTGCAACGCCCTACTGGAACATTTAACTGGCCGTGGGGTGCAGTATTTATCGGAACTAAATACGAGGATACTGACCTAATCAAAGGTCATGTTCCGCTCGCTCAAGACATCCGCATTGTTGATGGTTCGCCAGTATCGCTATATCCAATGCGCGACTGGACTGATGATGATATTTTTGAGTATTTAGAGGAAAGTGGAGTTGAACCTGATCCAACTCGGTATATTAAAAAAGATGATAAGTGGTATAACAATCCAGATAAATCTCTCAATGCCGACTTTTATCCGACTTGTTTTAATTGCGTGAATCGACATTTAGGTCGTCATGTGCATTGCCCTAAACTAAACGCCACTATCACGAATATAAGCGAAATGGCTCCATACGAGGACATCGTTATTGATGACCTTGGATTCCGCCCTGTGGAATGGAAGAAGTAACAAGTGAAGACTGTATTTCTTGCGGTGCTTGCTGTTCTTACAAATGGTCTTGGCCGCTTCTTAAGCGTGACAGATCGGATGCAGAAAAGATACCGAAAGAAATGCAACGAGGAGACTATCCTTTGATGAAAACTGAGAATAATAGATGTGTGGCATTGCAAGGCGTTGTAGGAAATTGTGTATCATGCTCAATTTACTTTGACAGACCTAATTCTTGTAGGCAATTTAAGCCGAATGGCGACTTATGCCTTGAAGCACGAAAAAAACTAAATATCAAATAATATGGGAGGAGCTTTAAAAACTACAAGAAAAGTTATTGATCCATTTAATATAATGGACCCTTTGGGAATTTTACCCGGCCCAAAAGGAGGTAAGTTCGGAACACCATCTTGGAAGTCTAGTGATAAGAAAAAGAAAAAGAGCGGTGGTGCAACTCCCCCACCTGATCCGATGTTGGCTTATATGTCTCAAATGCAAGCGCAGCAACAAGCCCAAGCTGAATCTGCTCGACAGGCTCAACAACAAGCATTTCTTGAAGCCCAAAAACAATCTGCTATGGCCTCTGAGCGTCAAGGTGAAACAGGGGCGCAACAATTTTTGTCTCAAGCTGGAGCGATGCAGCAAGCTAAAGATATTTCCGCGCAACAAGCTCAACAGAAAGCATACCAAACAGCAGGAACATCTGCTATTGGCGGAGGATTTGATATTGGTAAAGCACAGCAGGAGCAGGCTGCAAATCTCGCAGGGATGGGAGCTATTCCAACTGGTGCTGCATTGCCATTCTACGGAATGAGTGATTCCACCACAACAACTCCAGCAACTCGTTCAGCTAATATTTTTAACTTACCAAAAACAAGCAATATAAAATTCGGAGGAGTATAATTATGGGAGGAATGTTCAAAGGGCCAAAACAACCAAAACCCAAACCACAGCCATCAACAGACCCTATGATGGTTATGATGATGCAACAGCAACAACAGCAGGCTCAACAAGCCGCTGAACAATCTCGTATGGCTGAACAGGCTCGCCAACAAGCATTGCTTGAACAACAACGCGAGGCTGGATTTGCGGCTGAACGACAAGGCGAACAACTAGCTCGTCAACAACTAGGACAGTTTTCTACTCAACAGCAAGCCAGTGATCAAGCCGCATTGACTGCATCGCAACAAGCTCAAGGTGCTATTGGAACTAGCGCAATCGCTGGTGGTGGCGGTCAAGCGTCTCAAACAGAGAAAGCCGCATCTATGGGTATTGGTGGTGCTGGTGCTGCTCCTAGCGTAATTCCCGGAGCTGCTATGGCCGCTAATCTCGGTGCTGGCGGAACTGGTCAACCTGCTAATATGTTCAAACTTCCTTCTGCTGCTAATCTTTCTTTCGGAGGCTCCTAATGGCTGACTATTCCTTCACTCCTCAATTCGCTAATCTTAGTGGTCTGCAA